GTTAGCATTATCTAATACAGAGAGTCGAGTTTCTTTTCCGTCTTTATTATGATGAACCGTATGATCGCCGATATTACCTATTTGTTTTTGTTTAGAATAATATCCATACATCTGCGAGTTAAATTTATCATCAGCTAAATTGGCCGAGATGGGACCAAGAGCCTGAGGCATTTCTTGTAAGTATTCTTTAAATGATAACATATAATTACATCTTTTTAGCAGTAGAACGATCTAAGGAAGGAGGTTTAGATCCTACGGCAGTAGTTGGAGCACCACCGGAAACAGCAGCAGGTTTAGATGCAGGAGCTTTCGGCAATGCTTTAGGAACTGGTTCTGCGCCCAATTTAGATATAGCAGACTTAATTTGAGAACTTGATTGTCCACCGGGAGTAATTGGTCTTTCCATTCTTCCAGAAGGAGCAGCTTTTTGTAAACTGGTTTTCATTGCTCCGGTTTTATCAGCCATCGTATTAGTTGCTTTTTGCATTTTATATGCTGACATCTTTAAATCATTATAATCCGAACTTTTCATTCCTAACGCATTATTCGTTTTAGGAGCAGAAGGTTTAGAAATAGATTTTTGAACAGGAGCAGAAGGTTTAGGAACAGATTTTTGAACAGGAGCAGAAGGTTTAGAAATAGATTTTTGAACAGGCTTAGCAGCATTTCCTGTCGAAGCCGGAGCAGTTTTAGGTTTATCTGAAGGGAGTGTAGGAAGATCACCTTTAAATTGTACTCCACTTCCCGGCTTTTTAGCATTAAGTTGCGAAATATTTCCGGTAGTTTTATTATTTACCGATCCAGAACCCAACTTATTCAATCCGCTCTTAGCAAGTTCTCCGGCAGCTAGTCCAGTGTCAAGTGCAGCTAACGGTTTCGCGACCGCTTTAACTGCTGGGGAGGCTAATTTGCTCAATAAAGGATTGCTCGTTACCTTTTTAGCAATAGAACTATTAGCAATATTTTTCATTACTCCAGAAATTTTAGACCCAGCAGATTTTAGTGCATTACCAACAGTAGTTTTAGCACTAGAACCAGTATTTCTAGCAGCATCTAATCCAGCCTGAGCAGACTTAGCCTGAGCAACACTCATACTAGATTGATTCATTTTAGCAACACTCTTCATTGCTTGAGATTTACTAGCATTAGCTGCTCTTCCGGCTTCAACATTCGCTCTAGCACTACCACCAGCAGATAAAGGTTTTGGTCCAGAAGTTGAAGCTGTTGCAGTAGGTTTCGCAGCCATATCTTTAGATTGAACAGCAGTAGGCAACATAGGTTTTGCTGGATTAACTGTAGTAGATTTAGTAGGAATAGAAGATTGAGAAAGTTTAGACATTTGCTTAGATTGTTGTAAATCTTTAGCATTTCTGGCTCTACCCGCATCAACCTTTTGACCAACAGTTCCAAAATCGGATAAAGGAGCTTCGAATAAATTAGTTAAATCTTCTTCTGAAAGATCAATTAATTCTCTTTCAAAAAGAGTCATCATAGCATTTATATAATGATATTCATCAGCAGATTCGCTAACGATAATATGAAATAAAATTTCATCGGACAAATCTCCGAAAGAAATTTCTTCGTTTAATTGACTTTCAATTAATTCTTCTCTAAAATCTGAAAACTTTTTTGACATTTTTAATACCCATTAAAAGATAAATTTATTAATCTATTTATATTTTCATAGATATTAAAAAGGGGACCGAAGTCCCCAATAAAATTTAATTTACGGTAGGAATCCTCTTACCATAATCTTTACAATCAATAGTTTTGACAACGCTGACTTCATATTTACTATCCGGAGCAGAACCGGGAACAACGTTATCAAACTTTAAGAATCCGCCGCCAACGCCAGGATCGCTGATATTAGCATACATATCCCAAATTGCTAGACTTGAAGCGAAGGAAACGTTATCAGGAGAATATCTTTCTCCTAGTTTAGCTGTAGCATTAACGTTTAAAGTCCATCCATCAGTAGGATCATAATAAGAAGATCCAGTTACCGGAACATCCATTTCATATTGATGAGAAATACCAGTAAAATCGAAAACTACATTTTCGCCACTCTTTACTTTATTAGAAACAAATAGCTTATATGTCTTATAGACACTAGGATTATTAATTACGTCATTAATAGTCCATTCATATTGTCCATTTTGACTATAAGTAATTCTGGGATACGTTTCAAAACACATTTGTTTCTTGATTTGCTTTGCAGGATTTTCTGCAGCAAATACGTTAAAAGAAAGAATAGAAAGAGTTAGAATAAAATACTTAAACATTAATTACCTCAGTTAAAAATTAAAAAACATAGATCGCGAAACAAAAATTTCCACCTACTCTAATTATATCAGCAAAACTTTATTTATCAGACAACAACATATTTTAGTTCAAAATTATCAGCCAAGTCTTCGCGTCCTGCGTATCCTCGGCAATTCATTAAAATATTAGTCGGTCCAAGCATAGCATCCAAAATTCGGTGACTATGGCCAGAAATCCAAGCTCTAATCTTGGGATTATCTAGAATAAAATCTTCTAGATTAGATACATATCCAGGATTCATCGTAACATCTCCTTTATATTTTTCCGGAACACAAATAGAAGAGGGGCAATGATGCGTTACCATTACGACTTTTTTATTTTCTTCGGTATCAAGTTCTTTTTTAGCGAATTCCATAAATCGTAGATGATCTTGATAAGCATCTTCCGGAGACCATATAGAAGTCAAGTAAGGGTCTTGTTTTCTATTACTATTTTTGATAATTTGAAAATCATTCATTCTCCAAGAAATTTGTTGCATTGCAACCGGATTATTGTTGTTAAAATCCGTCCACATTGTTCCGGCAATAAATGTAACATCATTAATATTAATGGTTTCTTTTTCTAGAATATGTAGATTTTTCAGATAAGAAAACTTCTCTGTAATACAAGAATACGTTTCAGCAATATCAAAATGATACGATTCGTGGTTTCCAAGGACGTATATTACATTTTTGAATTCTTCACAAACTTGTTGAAAGAACGAATGAAACACATCATTATGCTTTACAATAAATTCTTTATCGTTAAGATAATGTTTTTCACCTTTATCAAACAATCTAGACACAAGAAGAATATCTCCAGCAAGAATTAATACATCAGCATTCTCGGTGTTGTATAATTCTAATCCACCCATTTCTAAATGTAAATCTGAACAGTACGCGATCTTCATAATTTTATAAATATTTGTTTTAAATAAAGAGATTTAAATATGAAAGTTTTATTTTTGATTTTACTATTATTACCATTTTATTCTAATGCAGACGAACAAATTCGTATAAAAAGAGTTATTGATGCTGACACAATTTTAGTATCAGCTCCTTTTATGCCGCCTCCTTTGAAAAAACAAATGCCTATGAGATTATCTAACGTAGATACTCCAAACATTAAACGCTGGGCTAATTGCGGTAGAGAAGCGCATTTAGGAGAAGAAGCGAAAAAATATGTCGAACAACTAATAAAATTAGCTAAACATCAAGAAGTTAAAATTGTCGGCTACGATAAATATGGTCGTTGGCTGGGTCAGATCTATTTAGACGGAAAAAGTATTTCGGATTCATTAATAGAAAAGAATCTAGCCAGGTATTATTACGGCGGAAAAAAACAATCTTGGTGCAATTAACGCAAGACTAACTTGAAAAATCCGGAAATCAAATTCCTACACATAGCTAGAACGAACATAATAACAAAAGGACTAGCCAAAATAGCAGCCCAATAATATGGATGTTGATCGCCAACAGTAAACTTAGCAAACACAACAAATGCCATGGTCAATAAAGCGGTCAACATAAAATTAAAATGATTCATAATTTTCTCGCAAAAATAATAGTTTAACTGAAGAGTTCTGAAAAGTAAATCAATTTAGAACTCTTTTATTTTTAGAATTAAATTTGTTGTTCCTTTCACTAATCTATGAAAAGTTTCTTTTGGAACAACATATACACCATCCTTAGTTAATGTAAATGGTAATTCATTATCCATTTGAATTTTCCAACCAAGTCCATCAACTATATAAAGAACTCGGTTTTCTTTATCTTTATGCCAATATAGTTGATTTTCTTCCATAGTTATATCAAAAGATCTAATAATATAACCGTCAACAATTTCTTGATGAAATCCTAACTCACCAGTATCCACGTCTTCCAGCTGGCGTCTTTGCCATATATTTGTTGATTCTACAACTCCAATACCCCGGAGAAGTTTTATCAGTTTTATCTGAACAATTATGTCTAGCGGCAAATGCATTTTTTCTTTCTGGATTATCATATTTTACGGATAATCCGGTAGTATCACCAAAAGCAACTTTCTTTATATTTCCGCTTTTTGGATCTCGCACGTGAACAAAAAATTTTTTGGGACCACCTCTTTTCGGTTTATTTAATTCAGGGATCGCTTCTTCCATAATTAAATCAAGAGGAACCGTTTCACCTTCATATATAGCAAATTCGCCTATATCAGATTCTAAAAATTCTATTTCAGACTCAGTTAAATCTTCTAAAAGATCTTGCCTATATAATTCTTTTAGTTGCTGATAGAACTCAAAATACTTTTCTGAGCCGTATCTAAAAACGCATTCGTCTAAAGGTATTTGGTTAGTTTTATGATAATCGATAGCTTCTAAGATAACCGAAGCATTTAAGTGGTCTTTGAATTGAATCATTTCTAAAACCTGATAAGATATATTTGAAGTTATTTATACCATCTACATCAACCGAACACATAGTTAGTATAACCTGAAAAAATAAAAAGTAAAGCACTTTTTTCTCTTTACTTTTTTATAATGTTGGATTAATATTATTTCTTTTAATATGGAGTAACTTATGAGCGAAAAACGCCGAACCCCTAAAGTCAAACTTTCTTCCCAAACTATTATTTTATCAATGCTTTCTCCTAAGAGAAATGGAGTAGTTGATAGGAACTATTTGAAATCAATGGCAGTTGCTGTAGATTCGTATAATAGACATAAGAATGCTACTATGAAGAAAATTGTTCGTGAAACTTCTAGCGAGGATTAATTATGAGTAAGTTTATTGAAGTAAATAAATCTGGAGATAAGTCCATTGTTAATATGGACTTGGTAAAAAAGATTGTGCCAGTAATTAACGGAGTTGGCTGCGTTTTACATTTTGATCAAGGAACCGTTAACGTTTCCGAAACATACGAATCTATTAGGGATTTGATTATTCAAAAAGAATCCGCCCCACAAATTCCTACTGAAGAAGTTCCGTCTAAGAAAAAGAATGAACCGAATAAAAGTTGATAATTGAAATATATGGTAACCAAACTATAACCATTTCGTAACCAAATTTTAATGTTTTTGTAATAAATATTTTCTTTTAATAGTAATATTATATGATAGAAATATTTAATTTTGCAAATTTTTTTATAATTTTACTGGCTATTTTTTCTTTAATGGTATAGTATATGAACCTTTTATTATTATTGATTTTTATTCCTTTTAATATTTTTGCTTCTGAAGAGCATCTTTTTTGGACAATGGGCGGCAGCATTTATTAATGGGAAATTCGGTAAAGATTCTTCTTGGAATTATATGTTTGAGGCGAATATTAGATCATCTCAATACCCAAAATCATTTAATAATACTGGATACGATATAGGATCAGTTCCTATTAGATTAGGTTTTGGGTATAATTTTGATAAAGAAAATTCAGTAATGTTGGGATATCTTTACCAATATTCGCAGCCCCCATATGCCAAAACTGATGTCAACGAGAATCGAGCTTGGCAACAATATATGAACGTCCAAGATTTTAAAGAAACTGGTAAACTTCAATTTAGATCTAGGTTTGAACAAAGGACTTTGGAAGAAGGTGAAGGAACCGCTCTGAGAGCAAGACAACAAATTAAATATAGTTATCCTATGGATAAGATGTGGGGATTTGCTGTTTCTGAAGAAGTGTTTGTTAATTTGAATAGTGTTTCTTGGGGTCCTGTTGCTGGGTTTGACCAAAATAGATTTTTTATTGGTCCTTATATGCAATTAAATGATGATGTAAAGGTCGAAGTTGGATATCAAAATGTTTTCGTTTTAAAAGATTTAGTCGATGATCAGATGAACCATTTGCTCGGAATTAATTTATACTATAATATACCGAAATGAAAACAAAATATAGATCAATTTTTATTTCTGATACACATTTGGGCAGTAAAGATGCTAAAGCAGATTTACTACTAGATTTCTTAAAACATAATTCCGCAAACACATATTATCTTGTTGGAGATATAATTGATTTATGGAAAATTAAACAAAATAAATGGAAGTGGAAGAAGTCTCATACCGAAGTTATTAGAAAATTTTTAAAGATATCTAAAAATTTTAGAGTAGTATATGTGATAGGTAATCACGACGAAGCGATTAGACCATACATTTCTCACGGAATAAATTTTGGTAAAATTGAATTTACTAATAAAATAGATCATATTGGAGTTAATGGGAAACGGTATCTAGTAATTCACGGCGATATGTTTGATGGAATATCTAAAATCGCTCCTTGGTTAGGATTTCTTGGCGACAAAGCATATGATTTATTACTAAGTTTAAATTCTGATTATAATTGGATAAGGCATAAATTAGGGTTTGGATATTGGTCTTTTAGTAAAGTGTTGAAACATAAAGTAAAAAGTGCTGTTGATTTCATTTTTAAGTTTGAAACTAATCTAGTTGATTATTGCCAAAGGAAATTTTATGATGGTGTCGTCTGTGGACACATTCATTCAGCCGAAATAAAATCTATTGAAGGTATTGACTATTTGAACACGGGAGATTGGGTAGAATCTTGTACAGCATTGGTGGAACATTTTGATGGAACTTTTGAAATAATTCATTGGGATAATATAAAGGGGGAGTTTTATGGAATGGATATTGATTCTGGTCGCGATTAATAATCTTAATCCTGAAGACAAACCCGCAAAATTAACAATGGAAATTTCCTACAAAGGAAAGTTGTGAATTAGCATCAAAAAGCATAAAATACGAAATTGATTTTAAATGGTATAGGTTGGATAAACAATGCAAAAGAAATTATTAATTATTACAGATACTACACTAAAACAAACAAATGGCGTAGTTCGAACATTATCTAAAACTATTGACCTTTTATCAAAAGAATTTGAAATTTCTTTTATAAACCCAGAAAGATTTAAAACTATTTCTTTACCATTCTATAAGGAAATAGATGTATCGTTAAATTGTTTTTCTATTGGTAAAATGATAGAGGATATAAATCCTGATTTCATCCATATTGCGACAGAAGGTCCGGTAGGATTATTCGGTAAATTATATTGTGACAAAAAGAAATATAATTATACAACATCATATCATTCAATGTTTCCGGAATTTATTTCGGAAATGTTTAAGATTCCTTCCAATTTCACGTATCCGTATTTTAAATGGTTTCATTCTAAATCTAAAAATATATTAGTTCCAACTAATTTAGTTAAAAATTTATTAGAATCTAAAGAGTTTGAGAATTTAGTTGTTTGGAAAAGAGGGGTTGATAGAAAAACGTTTAATTCTTCTAACAGAAATAGGTCGTTTGATTCGCCTCTTAAAATAATTTTATGCGTCAGTAGAATATCAAAAGAAAAGGGTCTTGATGATTTTTGTCAAATACCAGTTCCTGATGGATATTTAAAGGTATTAGTAGGAGATGGTCCGTACCTCGAAGAATTAATGAAAAAATATCATTCAGAAGCAGTTGCTTTTGTTGGTAAAAAAATAGGGAAAGAATTGGCGGAAACTTATGCCAATGCAGACGTTTTTATATTCCCATCAAAAAATGATACATTTGGTCTTACACAATTAGAAGCGATTGCTTCAGGAACTCCAGTATTAGCATACAAAGGAACGGTATCTGAAGAAATTATTAGAGAAGGAAAGAGTGGATTTCTTGTTGATAGATTTGATTATCTAAGTCTAGAGAAAGCGTTAGAATTATCAAGAAAATACGTTGAAGACGAATCATATAATTGGACTTGGAAAAAATGTACTGAAATATTTAAAAATAACTTAGTAAAAAAATGAGAAACATTTTACTAATCTTTATATTTACTTTTATAGTAACTTCGTGTACAATAGGAAGAGAACCTTGTGTGCCAAAGAAAATCCTTCCAAAAGGGCATCAATGTGATACATTTTTATTATAATTATGGCTAAAGAACAATCGGAAAAAGTAGAATATATTGAAAAAGATACAATATATTTTGTAGAAGAGATAACGGAATTTCCTCGTTTGGGTGGATGGGGAATTTTCTCCAAAACTAAATACGGAAATAAATTATTCAATTCTTATAGGTCAAAAGAAGTTGCTATCAGAGCAGCAGAATATCATAAACTAACTTTACTTTCTGAGCAGGAGGAGGTATAATATTTGTAGAAGAATTATTAATTTTATTCTTTTAGAAATAAATCGGATTAATAAGGTTTCCATAATTGCCTATAATCCTAGGTGGAGAAATTTAATTTTAACTATCATTTATCATATTGTACCATGAATATTTTTGCTTTATCTTTGGACGTTAAAGAATGCGTTCAAATGCACAATAATAGGCATTGCACGAAAATGATTTTGGAATACAACCAGTTACTATCCACAGCGCATAGAGTATTAGATGGAAAAGAAGTTGTTGGAAAGTCAAAAACCGGTCGTAAACAAACAAAATGGGTATTAAACGATGAAAGAGATTCTATACTTTACAGTTCAACCCACGTTAATCATCCCTCTGCAATTTGGGTTAGGCAATCTGACAGCAATTATAGATGGCTCCATAACTTATTGGTTGAATTGTGTAAAGAATATACGTTTCGATATGGACGAATTCATAAATGCGAGTCTATTGGATTAGTGGATGCATTAAAAACCATCCCGAACAACATCCCCCAAGGAAAATTTACGGAACCAACTCCTGCAATGCCCGAAGAAGTGAAGATTTTAAACGATTCAGTTGCTTCTTATAGGAACTATTATAACAAATACAAACAACATTTAGCGGATTGGTCTGGTAAAATTAACGGAAGAGACGCTCCAGAATGGTTTAATTATGCCTAGAAAGAAAACTGTAAAGTTTTCTTATGAAGGATCGAGTAAACCAATAAAATTCTTTTATTTGATAGGACTAATCAACATAAATATCGGTTCGTTATTACTCTTAACTTCCGTATTTTTTGGATTTTTTAATATTCATATTAAACAAATACCGTTAGATAACTGGGATTTATTCTTTATCTCTTTAGGATTCGTTTTAATAGGAAATATATTGGTGTGGATAACTCAATTTTTGAATTGGTGGGACAGAGGAAGTATAAATTCTAAAATATTTCGATAAACTAAATAATATTATTACAATAAGAGACATATTTTATGCCCATTTATAGCGTGAAAGATAATAATACCGGAGAAATTACCGAAATGTTTATGAGCATTTCTCAATGGGAAAAATTTAAAACAGAAAACCCAGATAAACAACAGCATTTTACAAGTTTACACGTCGCAGATTCTATTTCTTTAGGAATTAGGAAACCCCCAAAAGACTTCCAAGAGGGGGTGATAGGAAGAATTAAGAAAAATAATCCTGGACACAATATTCAGTCTAGATGGGATTGAATATTTTTGATAATTATGCATTCTTTGACAATTTTTAATCTAGAGAAGGAGTAAAGCCGCATGGTTTTATTCCTTTTTTCATTTTTAAAGGAAGAAAACAATGGCAAGGTTAGCAAAGAAAGCAAACACGAAGTTTCTAAAAAGTCACGAAATTGACGAAATGGAAAATGTTTCTTTTATAAAAAAGTCAAAAAGAAAACCAGCAGGAGCTGGGTTATCTCAGATGCAATTAAAAGAGATACATCCATTAACCGAAAATCAAGGAAAAGTCTTTGAACACTACGCTGACGGAAAAAATATTGTTTGCTCAGGTTCAGCAGGAACTGGAAAAACCTTTTTATTATTCTATCTATGTTTACAAGAATTGGTATACGGTAACGAATATGATAAAATTATAGTTTTTAGATCTTCGGTTCCTACCAGAAACATTGGGTTTCTTCCTGGCGACGAAAAAGAGAAAATGGCGGCATATGAAGTTCCTTATAAAGGGATATGTTCCGAACTTTTCGGAAGAGGTGATGCGTATGAAATTCTTAAAAAGAAAGAATTAATAGAATTTCAATCTACCAGCTACATAAGAGGCACCACGTTCGATAATTCTCTAATAATAGTAGAAGAATGTCAAGATATGGTTTTACACGAGATTGGAACTATCATAACCAGATGTGGAAAAAATACTAAAATATTCTTCTCTGGTGATTTTAAACAGACTGACTTGGATGGAAGAAGAGAAATTAGTGGATTTAATGACTTTATTAAGATTGTAAGCGCAATGTATTCGTTTGAAATAGTTGATTTTTGTCTTGATGATATTGTAAGATCAGGACTTGTAAAAGAATTTTTGATTGCCAAAGAAAAATTGGGGCTATAATATTGAATTTTAATCATTGTCCTCCGGTAGAATTGCTGGAGTTGAATACAGAATCAATAAATGGGAAAAGGCATTATGTGACGCCAAATGGGAAATATCCAAGTATTACAACGGTACTTGGATCATTTCCTAATCCAGCGCTGCAAGAATGGAGAAAACGGGTTGGTGAAGTTGAAGCTAATAAAGTTTCCGCTGTCGCTTCTTCTAGAGGAACTAAATTCCACCTTTTATGTGAACAATATCTCTTAAATCAAGAAATAAACAAAAAACAGTTTATGCCAGATGCTCTTGGAGCGTTTTATGAATTTAAAGATATTCTACATAGGATAAATAATATTCATAGGTTGGAAGTTCCGCTTTATTCTAATAAATTAAAAGTAGCTGGTAGATGTGATGCGATAGCTGAATTTGATGGAGAATTGTCTATTGTAGATTTTAAAACTTCAAAAAAAGAAAAACGAGAAGATTGGATTCAGTCATATTTTATTCAGGCAACTTTTTACGCAATGGCATATTTTGAATTGACTGGAATATCAGCGAAGCAAATTGCAATTCTCATATCAGTTGATGATGGTGACAATCAAGTTTTTGTCAAACCAGTAAAAGAATATTCTAAAATTACTGTTTATAAAATAAAAGAATATTATAAATATTATCATTTTCAAAATATATGAAAAGGTTTAAAGATTTTATTCCCCCAAAAGAATTTATAGCATTTTCTAATGCAGGAGGAAGAAATGGTCAATATGATAGATTTGATTATTCAGAAAATATGCTTTGGGGTCAAGGTGGAGGAAGACCTCAAAAAGAAGAATACGAAATTGAAGAAAACTTAAACCCAAGAGTATCTCCTAAATTTATAAATTCTTCATCAAAACTATTATACGATCCGGAAAAAGATTCTTCGGGGTTGGGCGATGAGCAAAATTCTCCGGAAAATATTGGAACACCAAATCATCACGGGACAGATTATCTTCAACCAAATTATACTAATGAACAAGCAAAAAACGCAAAAGATTTATTAAATAATGTTAATGCGGACGATAATTATCATAAAATTATACATTCTTATACTACAAATAGTTATAATTTAAATAATACTCTAATTCAACACCATAGATCAGGTACAAACTCCCCAAAGATAATCAAATCGCATTTAGACGATGACGAAAATTCTGAAATTGATACAGAATTAATGGATCATTTAATAAAATCTCATAAACTTCCTAGAGATATGACAGTTTATTCTGGATTACATTTTCATCCAAATGAACATAAAGGAAAAATTGCACACGTACCTTCATATATGTCCACTTCATTGTCCCCGCACGTAGCAAAAGATTTTGGTAAAGAATGGCAAAGTACCTACCATGACGGCCACGAAACGCAATCGATTGGAGTAAAAAATATATTAAGGTTGCATTTACCAAAAGGGCACGAACATTTATTTACCGATAATGGAAGTTTATTTCCTGGTCAGGGAGAACTAATTCTTCCAAGAGGGATGAGATATCAAATTGGACAAAAACCCACTCATATTATTCAAGGAAATTTTGGCAACCATTTCAGTGGGTATGTGGGAAATATTGGCGATACCCAATATCATATCTATACAGGAAGAATTTTACCAAGAAAATAAAAGGTTATTATCAGTTATAAATAGAAAACTATCATTTACTTTTCAAAAAGTTTAAGGTAGAATCTAGGTTTCTTTCAAGACGAAAGTAATCAAAAAAATCATCAAATTCAAGATCGAGATTTTTTTCTTGATCGTAGAGGAGAAAAAAATATGATGAAATTGTTAATCGCAATTTTTATAATCTCAATATCTCAGTTAGCATCTGCACAAACTGGAACAGCTTCGTATTATGGTCCGGGTTTTCATGGGAAAAGAACTGCTTCCGGGCAAATATTTAATATGAATAAATTGACGGCTGCACACAGAACTCTGAAGTTCGGTACAAAAGTTAAAGTGACGAATCTCAGTAATAAAAAGACCGTGTTGGTCACTATTACCGATAGAGGACCATATATACATAAAAGGATAATTGATTTGTCCAAAGCAGCAAAAAATGCAATTGGTATGAATGGAACAGCTAAAGTTGCGTTAGAAGTTATAAAGTAACCGCTTTACTTTTTAGGCTGAACCGGCTATAATATTTTTATAGCCGGTTTTTTATTGGAGAATTTATGAAGAAAAAAGCAATTGTCCCCAAATTCGAAGAAATGGAAACGTTTTCAAAACAAATTATTACTTTAGCCGAAAGAGATCGAATATCTCATATAGAAGCGATTACTGAATATTGTGAATCAGTTGGACTTGAAATAGAAGTTGCTGCATCCCTTATAACTCCGTTTCTAGTATCAAAAATATCTGACGAAGCAAGAAAAAGTAATTTGATTGAAAAGAGTCCGGTTCTTCCTATCTAATATGTCAATAGAAGCAGGTAAAATATATAATGCTTTAAAACTTCATTTTAATTCCGAAGAATATGATTTTATAAAATATAACGGAAAAACTAGAATAAAATTTATTCCGCAACCGCAACTATACGCATTTCAAAAACTCAATTCAAGATACGGCGACGAGTTAAAAAATTTCTACATCGCAAATTTATTAGAAAATCCAAATGTTTGGATATTTGATCTATTAAATCAAGAATGTGACGATATCTATAAAATTTGGAAAAAGAAACAAGAAAGTCTTGGTTATATATTTAAAAATGATATTTCCCTTCTATTAGAAGAAGGAGACTTTAATAAGATATTCTTAGTAGATAAGACTTTTCCACCGCTGATGCGATTAGTTCAACAAAAACGCATTAATTTTGAGACTTTACTTATTCTAGATGATATATTAAAATTTATTGATAAATGGAATAGACATATAAAAGAAGAATTGATTTGGAAAGCGTTTTTTATGAAATGTGTAAAATATAAACCGTTTTTAATTTTTGATAAAGATAAATTCAAAAAGGTTTTGAAAGAGGAGGTAAAACGGATGCTATAAATAAACGATATTATGTGTTTTTGGATAAGTTGTTTTTAAGTTGTTAATACGATTGTTTTAAGAGGTAATATTATATGTCAAGTTTTGCAAATCTAAAGAAAAGTTCCGGTTCCAGTCTAGAAAAGCTATCAAAGGCAGTTGAGTCAATGAACTCAAGTTCTGCTTTTAATGATGGCGAAGATAAGTACTGGAAGTGTGAAGTCGATAAAACTGGAAATGGTTACGCGATTCTCAGATTCCTACCAACCCCTTCACAAGACGAAGAAAATGGTCTTCCTTGGGTCAAGTATTATGATCACGGTTTCCAAGGAGTAGGTGGGTGGTATATCGAAAAGTCTTTGACCACTATTGGTCAACCAGATCCTCTATCTGATTATAATTCCCAACTTTGGAATTCAGGTATTGAAGCGAATAAGGATCTTGCTCGTAAGCAAAAGCGTCGTCTACATTACGTTTCTAATGTTTATATCGTAAAGGATCCTAAGCATCCAGAAAACGAAGGAAAGGTATTCTATTTCCGTTACGGCAAGAAGATCTTTGAAAAGATTACTCAGGCTATGAATCCTCAGTTTGAAGATGATCAAGCGATTGATCCTTTTGACCTTTGGAGTGGTGCGAATTTTAAGCTAAAGATTCGTAAGGTTGATGGGTATCAAAACTATGATCTTTCTGAATTTGATTCTCCGGGTCCACTGAGCGATGATGATGCTGAGTTAGAAGCTATTTGGAAGAAGGAACATTCTCTCAAGGAAGTTATTGATCCTAAGAACTTTAAGAGTTATGATGATCTAAAGGCTAAGTTGGATCGAGTTCTTGGATTGAATAACTCAACTACAAAGTCTTCTCCCACTATCGAAGGGGTTAAGCAACAGAGAATCCAAGAAAAGGAAACTCAAATGGAAGAATTGGTAATTCCAACATCAAATTCTGGTGGTGATGAATCAGAAGATGATTCAGATTTGGATTATTTCAGTGCTCTTTTGAATGATGATTAATTTTTGAATTAAATAATGAGAAGGGGAGCATAGCTCCCCTTTTTATACTATTCTTAATGAACCATATTGGGCGCGAAGTAAAGAAGCTTCTTCGTTTCTAACTCCAATATCAATACCCATAACGCCTGCTGATGATGGGTTTGCCTGAGAGTTTCCTCCTCCCCCACCGCTGCTATTTCCTCCACCGCCATTTACTACGATAGGCGCTTCTCCTTCTCCAGAAGAAGGCATCATCATTTCTTCTTTGCCGGTTTGAACTGATTGTGTTGTTCCTTCTAGAGAAAATCCATCAGTTGAAGGAGAAGGAATTAAAGCGGCAGAATCTATTTTTTCGTTTTCTTTCATTGATATAACACCATCTCCTATACCTTTTGAAGAAACTGATTTTTTATCATCATTTCCAAAACCGAATAGACTTTCTATACCGTTGCCCATATTCGATAAAAATCCTCCGGAACTTGGTTGTTGATTAATCGGACTAATAGAATCTTGATTCTGACCAAAAATAGAACCTAAAAATCCTCCGGA